ATCCACGCGCTCGCAAGGTCGGCGCGGCGGCGATGGCCAGACGACGAGCGGAGTATCCGGACGCATATCGAGGACCTCGGGCCGCTCACCCAGCTGCGCAAGGTGTCCGATGCCGCGATCGCGCTGTTCGATTCCATGAACCGGGTGTGGCTCGACGCCTACACCGACCTGCCGCCCTTCAAGCAGCGCGACGTGGACGCGTCCCTCCTTACGGAGTGGAAGAGGTTGGCGGCTTGAAGTGTGTTATCGGCATTGACCCCGGGCAAACCGGGGGGATCGCCGCGATCATGGGAGACCAGGTCGCAGTCTGGCCCATGCCGCTCGCGGGCAAGGACATCGACCTTGGCGAAGTCGCGCGCATCCTGCGTTCGTGCGTTCCCGATGTCGTCGTCATCGAGCGCGTCCACGCGATGCCGAAGCAGGGCGTCTCTTCGACCTTCAAGTTCGGTGAGGGATTCGGCGGCATCAAGGGTGTCGCGGCGGCATTAGAACTCCGCGTCGAACTCGTCACTCCCCAGGCATGGCAGAAGGTCATCCTCTCGGGCACCACAAGGGACAAGGACGCGGCCGTCGCTTACGTCCGCCGGGCGTATCCATCGGTCGAGCTGGTCCGCAAGGGTTGCCGCATCCCGCATTCGGGTATTGCCGACGCGACATGCATCGCGGCCTACGGTTGGAGGTGCCTTTAGGTGGCTACCCGTAAAAAGCGCGGTGCGTTTGGAGCACCCGTGCCAAGCTCCACGATTTCGTTTGCCGATGTATCGAGGGCCAACTCACATGTCGCCCTCATGGAGGAACTTCACGGAACAGATTCACCCCAGCACCGAGAGGCGCTAGCCGAGCGCCAAGCAACCATCGACCGATACCGACAACAAGCCAAGGATGGTGGTGATGGTGCAAGCGCGGCCTGAGGCTGACATCGTCAATCTTGAGGCCGAGATGGCCACTCTTGGCTCCGCCATCATCGGCAAGCCCGAGCACCTGGCATGGTTCTGCTCGAACGTGCCCGCGAAGGCGTTCGGATTTCCGGCCCACGCCGAGATCGCGAAGGTGATCCATGGCCTTCAACACGACGGGACGGCGGTCGAGTTGCTGACGGTGAAGAACGCGCTGCTTCGGCAAGGCGGGCTTGCCCTGGTCGGCGGCGAAGACTATCTTATCCAAGTTGCCGAGTCGGTCCCGAGCGCGGCGAACGTCGAGCACTACGGCGCCATCGTGCTCGAGGACCATGGGAAGCGCGTTCTGCGCCGCCGACTGGTCAGGGCGCTACAAGAGCTGGACGTGAGTCCACTCTCGAAGATGCTCGAGGTAACCCCGAGGCTCGCCCACGGCTTACGCAATCCGGCAAAGGTCGACGGGCCGGGCCTCTCCACGGTCGTCAGCTTCAACGGCGATTTTAAGCCGGTCGACGTGGATTACCTGATCGAGCCGTACTTCCCCAAAGGTAAGAGCGTCCTGGTCGACGCGGACGGTGGCACGGGCAAGACGTCTTGGCTGTTGTCGGTGGCCGCCGGCCTATCTCGGGGCAGCTCCGCCTTCGGTACGGTCCACGGTCCTCCTGTGCGCACTCTCCTGCTGTATCGCGACGCCGACCGTGCCGAGGAATACGAGACGATCTACCGCGCAAACGGCGGGGTGCCTGGCTGGATCTCATACAGCAACGACGGCCGCATCCTCACGGCAGAGTACGCGGAGGAGATCATCCAGACGGTGCGTCGCGGAGGCTTCGGCTTCGTGATCTTCGACCCGTTCTTCTACTTTTTGCCCCCTACGACGAACACGAACGACGCGATCCAGGCGCTGCCGGTCTGCCAGCTGGTCAACCATATCGCCGCCGAGACGGGCGCGGTGTGCGCCGTCGTGCGCCACACGAGCAAGGGGAGCGTCGACAAACAGGCGTCCGACCTCGGAATGGGTTCAGTTCAGTTCCGCAACTCCTTCCGTGGCCAAATGGTCCTTCGGTGGCACCCGCAGAGCAAAGAGGATCCTCACTACCGGGGTGTGGTCGTCGCCACAGACGAGAAGGGTTCGATCCTCGTTCCACGTGGCGACACCTTCCAGTTCCGCCGTGTAGACAGAGAGGTCCAATACATCGAATCGGCCGGAGATAACCCGTTCCATAAGCGCCGGGAGCAGGGCGACGGAACCAGGGGCCCGACCGCCGATCGACGCCGTGAGTGCGAGTCATGGCTCAAGGCTCAGCTGGGCACGAATGCGCTGCTGGCAAGGGACATCATCCCGGCGGGTATCGACGCCGGTTTCAGCAGGAACACGATTTACCGCGCGAAGGACGCGCTGAAGCTTGTCGTCTCCACTCGGGGTTCGTACCAGACTTGGGCGCTCCCCGAATACGACCCATATGCCGACACAGACGGCCATGACCACGTGTACAGGGGGGGCGACTAGAAACCTGGGACAAGAAAAACTTGGGACGAGGTTCAAATGAGTCTAGTCCCAAGTTTTTCGAAAACTTGGGAACTTGGGACGGAAACTTGGGACGAGGTTCAAAAATGCTCGTCCCAGGTTTCCCTGTCTCATAGAAACTTGGGAACTTGGGAAACTTGGGACGAGACTCAAATCCCGAGCCACAACTACATACAGAACCGCCTTCCTTCCTTCTTTAGGGAAGGGGGGGAAGGGGGGGATATTGTCCAGGGTCAGGCCTTAGGGGGGTTGTCCCAAGTTTCTCCGAAAACCTGGGACAGGCGCCAATGAAAAGAAGATGATCGAGACGATGGAGACCGAGCAAGGAATGAGCGAGAACCAGAACCCCATGAACGAAACGATGCCTAAGAAGGGAGCGCCCACCGGGAACGCCAACGCCCGATTCTGGGGCCGGAAGGAAGTCGAGACCGCGCGGCTGCTGATCGACGTCTGGGCGACGCAGGTGTGGCACTCGATGCGGATCCTCGTCCCGGTCCACGAGATCGCCGTGCGCCGGATCCCGGTCCTCGACGAGCGCAGTGGACGCCAAGTCGGTGAGCGCCTGGCGTTCGAGACGGTGAGCGCGGATACGGGGAAGGCATACGGCCTCGGCGGCGATCATCGGCCGGTGGCGATCGACGAGCGCACGAGTGGCGACATCGTGATCGAGCACCGAAGCATCTCGCCGTTCAGGGACCGGGGCCTCGCCTCGCCGCTCGAGATCAAGTGCATGGTGGCGGAGCGCCTGACGCGATGCCACGCATGGACGCAGGCGCTGCTGCTCCACATCTACCCGCGATCGGGGCCGTATCACGATCCTGGGCGCACGATCCACGAGTTCCGGCCCGAGGAGCTGGTGCGAGAACTGCTGATCGGGTACGAGGGAGAGCGGCCTGGGCGGCACGTGCATATGGCCCTCGGACAAATGCACAGGGAGGCCGTTCGGCGGGTGATTCCGCTTGGTCGCGATGTGATTCGAGGGTGACTGCCATGCTACAAATCGATTTTTTGCGCGATTTTGTGGGACCGCAGGTTCATTTCTCGGAAAAGAATCGTATTGGTTAATGGGATGCCCGTGCCTGGATGGTGCGGGCATCGCTGTTTGCGGCCCTGCCGCGGCACCATCTCACACAACCGAGCCTTTAGGCGAGGATGGGCGGACGCCAACGGGCCGGTATCTCTAACAGGTTTTGGCTCGCGCCTCACAACAGAGCCACCGGCGACTACGAGAGCCCGCGGTAGTCGCTTGAAGGCAGTGGCACACTCAGCCATGAGCGGGCATCTTCAACCATGACGCAGTACGAGTATCTGAAACAGCGGGTGACCAACATCGTGCGGGTCATCGACGCGTTGCCCGACGAGGCTGATCCGGCATCTAACGCGATGCGCGAGATAATGCAGTTTGAGCTACAAGTCGGCAACGATCAACTGGCCGCGTTGCGCAAGCAAAGCGAGAGTGACATGTTGCAGATGCTGAACTCCCTGGTTGCAAACCCTGAGCTATTGACGCCAGAGCTAAGGGATTTCATGGCTGAAGTTCTCAACCGCTAACAACCATGTTCACGACCCGCACGGGAATCACCGGTTATTGCACGCCATACGACGCGCAGGGCGTCAAGATGCTGTCGGGTGGGCGAATACGCCTGACGGCCACGAAAACGCGTTCAGCGGGGCTTATGGGGCCACAAATCGACGTCCCGTGCCGCATCGAGTGCGAGGTGACGGGCAAACTCCACGCTTTGCACCCGCTCGCGGTGTTCAGCGTTTGGATCTACGACGACGTTACGCGAAACGAACTCGACCTGGTTGAAACGGCCCGCTGGGGTGCGGCAATCGGCCCAGGCATCGGCGATCAGAACAACCCGAAGTTGTACAAGCTCACGTCGTGGCTCGGTCGGGGCGTGGGATCGGAAGAGACGCACGTCAACTGGTTCGATGCACGCGCCTACACCCGGCATAAGATCGTTGCCGAGCTAGGTGCTGACGGGTGGGCCACGGTGCGGGTCTACGGCTGGTGGCAAGGCGATCGGTGGAATGAGATCGCATGGCTCCACGCGCCGTGGTATCCCGGCCAGCTTCGGGTTGCGCTCTGGACGTTCCCCGGGATCGCGGATGCGCTGGGCGAGTGCACGGTCACGGTTGACCGGGTGACTGTAACAGCGGTGGCGGAGTCCGCGCCTTAACTCGAATGCGTTCATCTATCGCGGTCTACGATATTGCGGGTGCTGTGCCTGGTGCGACGGGGTTGGGTAGCGCGACGTTTGTGGCTGCCAACCGAGCGATTTTTCAGCCGTTTCGGGTGGCTGAGCCGTGCGTCATCAAGCAGTTGTACGTTCACAACGGTGCGACGGCAAGCGGCAACATCGACGTAGGCGTCTACTCGATGGATGGGACGCAACTTGTCTCTACCGGCTCGACCGCGCAGTCGGGGACGAGCAACCTGCAAGTATTCGATGTGACCGATACGCTCATCGGGCGCGGCGCGTATTACGTCGCGGTTGCGATGGACAACACGACGGGGCTGAACAACGGATACGGGACCTTCACCCTGAAGAAGCGCGACGGCGCTACCACGGCCATCACTGCCTCCATCGACCAACACGGCAACCGAACGATCACGATTGTGGACCTGTCATGAACTCACTCGGCAGATTTTACGGGCGGGCACTCGGGCTCTTTCGAGGGCTCTGGAACTGGTGGGCTGAAGCACCTGCGCCAATCACGGGCTCGACGCACTGCATCCATGCATCGTTCCCGAGCAACAGCGTCAACGCAGCGTTTCCTGATCACACCGTGGCCGGGAGTGTCCCCGTGCTCACGATTTACGGCAAGGTCGGTGAGCCATGCGCCTGACGAGACTCTCCGACGCGATTATCGCGGTGCCCGTCTCGAACGTGCCCGCTGGAGCCACGGCTGTCCGCGCGGATCTCGCCATCAAAGCGACCGACTCGACTCCCGATGCGGGGGGCGCTCATCGTTTCCGCTGTCCCGGCCGCAGGGGTAGCCACCTTCAACATCACGAACGCCCAGACCGGCGCGCTTGCGGTGGGCCAGTACAACCTCATTGTGAAGGTGAAGCTGAGCGATGACCGGATGTTTCGGCTTGAACTCACCGACGACGACGGCCGCGAAGTCAACACCATCGAAGTGCAGCCCGCTGGTATCGAAGCGGTTGTCTAACCCCGGTTTCGGACCCTGACGCGGCCCCATCGTAACCAATCTCGGCATGATGCCACGGGTGGCTAGGACGCCAACGGGTCCGAAGGAATCGCTCATGAAGATCATCAACTGGCTCCACCTGCGCTTCGGCAAGCGCACGAAGCCGCTCACCACGATCGTGCTTCACGGCACGGCGGGCAGTTCGGCGCGCAGCTCGGCCAGTTGGCTGAAGCGGCCCGATGTTGGCCTGTCGTACCACGCTATCTGCTCTGATCCCAACGACGTCGATGGCGACGGCACGATCCTCAAGTGCGTCCGCGATTCCCACGTTGCGTATCACGCCGGCAAGAGTGTCGGCCCGAATGGCCCCGGCGTCAACGCCTACAGTCTCGGCTTCGCCTTCAGCAACATCGAGGATGGCAAGCAGCCCATCAGCATCAAGCAATGGGACGCTGGGATCGAGTGGTGCGCGGCTCAATGTCGGGCGTACCCGAGCATCACGTGGATCACGACGCACGCGATCATCAGCCCCGGGCGCAAGTTCGACCCGCGCGGCCCCGTCGCTGGAATGAAGGCATCGAGGCCGTTCCCGCTAGAGAAGTTTTGCCTTGCCGTCAGTGCGGCGTGCGGGCATGAAATCAAACCCTGGAGAACCTAATGCCTTCAATCAAGCTACACGTGTACCGAACTGAGATGGGCGACAACGGCACCGAGTCCTGCGATTACCGCGGCTCCGGCGAGCATGGCGCCGGCGTGGACGATCAGCACCGCACGATCGGTGAGATCGACCCAGCCACCGACGATCAGATTCAAGACGCTCTCGAGGCCGGCCCTGCGATGAACAGGCAGTTCGCGCAGATGGTTCAGGCGCAACCATCATTCGCGGGTGCGATCGCGAGCGTTCTCGGGCTCGAGGGCGGCGGCCCGGTCGGGCTCCGTCTCGGTGTTTGGGATCAGTGAACGATGAGAGACCTTCACCTGATTCCCGCCTACATCGCCAAGGCGCTCACTGACTACCCGGCATTCAAGTGGGGCGGCGTGATTCTGGCTGTTGCGAGCGAATATCTGTTCGGCACCGAAGTGGTGCGAAACATGGGCGTTGCCGCCTTCGGCCTGATGTTCCTCGACACGATCACCGGGTTCGCGGCTGCATTCTCGACAGGTCAGCCGATCTCCAGCGGGAAGCTCTCGAGGATCCTGGTCAAGTTCATCGCCTACGGCTCAGCGATCATCGTCGCCGCGGTGACGACAAGGCACCTGCCAGGGCTGAGCACCGCCCACGCCGCGGTTGTGACGGCCGTGCTCGCGATCGTCATCGCCACCGAGGCGCTGAGCATCCTCGAGAACATCGGCAAGATGGGGTTCAAGCGGCTCGAGTGGCTCACCAAGATGCTCGAGGGCAAGCTTAAGCAGCTCGAAGAAGATCCGCTGAAACCTAGGCCCGAGGAGGCCGAGGGTTACCGCCCGCTCGGATGAAGACATGCGGCGCCAAGACGAGATCTGGCCACCCGTGCAAGCGCGCGCAGATGGCCAATGGCCGGTGTCGCCTCCACGGCGGACTATCGACCGGGGCGCCGATTAAGCATGGCCGTCGATCGAAGTTCCTGCCCAAGGGGCTCAAGGAGCTCTATCTCGACCTCGAGAAGGACGCCGAACTCGCAACGCTTACCGAGGATATCCGCACGACGGAGGCGATGATTCTCGAGACCCTCGCCCAGATGCGAGACAAATCCGGGGCCAGTTGGGCCGAAGCGCGCAAGGCGTTCGAGGCAGGCGATGCGGCCGGGCTCCGATCGATCTTCGAGGCGGGACAAGGGCTAGAAGCGCTTGAAGCGAAGTTCGAGCGACTTACCGCGCAGAAGATGCGGCTCATCGCAGTCGACTCGCGCCGGCAAGCGATGAACGAGTCCAACCTGAACGCGCGCCAGGCGAACGCCCTAGTCGCAACGCTCATCGCCGCCATCAACGACGAAGCCGAGGAGATCAGCCCCCATGTCCGCGCCCGTATCCGCGAGAAGCTTGTTCGACTCCTGTCTTCTGCGTCTGATCGATAGCTTAGGTGCTGAGGAGGCATCGACGGGAGACGTCGCGAGCTTCGAGGCTGCTCCCGCTTGGTTCCACGATGGACAGCGTGAAGCATGGGCATGCGACGCAACCGACATTGTAGTCGTCGCTGGAACACAGGGCGGGAAGACTGCCATCCAAGCCCCTTGGCTACTGAGAGAGATCGCGCGCTGCGCACCCGCGATCAGGCAGCTAGGGAACGGCAAGTTCATCTATGCGGGACCGACACTCACACTGCTTGAGCAGCAAGCGATTCCGTCCTTCGTTGAGCTCTTCGAAGAGACCTACCGTCTCGGGAAGCTGATTCGCGGAAACAAGCCGAAGTTTGTCTTCAGCCGTGATGGCCTACAGCGAGTGCTCGGGTTCTCGCATTGCCCTGTTACCGTCAACTTCGCGTACACCAACGACTCGAGCAACCTGGAGTCAATGACAGCGCTGGCCGGCGTTTGGGATGAGGCGGGCCAGAAGGAGAACAAGCTCGCATCCTTCAGGGCTTTCAATCGCCGGTTGAAGGTGGCCAGATCGATGGGCTATGGGCGCCGACTGTGGGGCACCACGCCTTACGAGTGGGGATGGTTCAAGACCAACGTCGTCGACGTCGCCGAGCGCCGTGATGGCGGTTATCGGATGTTCAACTTCCCGAGTTGGATGAACCCGATCGTCAGCGAAGAGGAGTGCCGAAAGGACCTCGATCAAGGGATGCCGCTCTGGGAGTGGCAGATGATGTATCTCGGGCTCTACACGAAGCCCGCCGGCATCATCTATGACAGCTTCGATTCGGACCGCATGCTGCTCACGCGGTTCCCGATCCCAGATCACTGGCCACGCTGGATCGGCCTCGACTTTGGCTTGCGGAACACGGCGGCTGTCTTCGTTGCTGAGGAGCTGAACGCGGAGGGCAAGCCGACTGGTCGATTGATTCGCTACCGGACTTACAAACCTGGACATAACCGGAGCGTGGAGGACCATGTTCGCGAGCTCTTACGGGATGAACCAAGGCTCCCGATAGCTGTTGGCGGATCGCACACAGAGAGTGATGTTCGTGCCGCATATCGCCTCGCCGGCTTGCCGGTAGAGGAGCCGCCAGTTTCTGATGTGGAGGCCGGGATCCTGTGCGTCTATGGCGAGCATGCGCGCGGAGAGACTCTAGTCTTCAACGATCTCGCGGACTATCTCGACGAGAAACTCAGCTACAGCCGCGAGCTCGGCGATGATGGCAAGCCGACCGAGAAGATTCGCGACAAGGCGAGTTACCACTTGATGGATGCAGAGCGCTACCTGATGTCGAAGCTGCGCCCGATTGACCCGAGTTGGGTCCACAACAAGACTGCGATGGACTTCTTGATGTCCCGAGTTCGACCGGAGAATTCATGAGAATCTGGCCCCTAACCCTCATCGAGCGTCAGATTGCCGCTCAGGTCGAGCAGCGCGTCGCGCAGCAGTCCGCTCAGATGGAGCAACTCGCCACGCGCCGTGCCGCCGAAGCGCTCGCCACGGCGATCCAGGCGAACGCCATGCCGAACGGCCCTAAGCCCCAGGTGTACGCGTTCGACAATCCGTTCATCTACAGCCAGCCGCACTCGCCTCGGATGCGGCCGCGGACAAAGATCGACCTCGAGACCCTGCGCCGCCTCGCGGACACCTACGACGTGATGCGCTCGTGCATCAACCACCTCAAGACGGAAGTCCAAGCGGTACCGATCAAGCTGGTCGCCAAGGATGCCAAGGACGACTCGCCGAGCACCAAGCGCGCGATCGATGACGCCATGGCGTGGCTCGACACCCGGGCCGGCGGACTTGGTGGCTTCGGGCTCGTGCGCCGCCACTTTGAGGACCAGATCTTCGAGGATGCCCTCGTCATCGGCGCCTTTGCCGCGCACATTCAGACGACGCGGGCGGGGCGGCCCTACCAGGTGGTATCCGTGGATTCGGCCACAATCAAGCCGAAGGTCGACCCGTTTGGGTGGCAGCACCCCGAAGACGCGTACGAGCAGTGGGTCCAGGGCGTCAACGTGCGCCCCTCCATCAGCATGGAGGAACTCATCTACGACGGCATGTACCCGGTGTCCTCGACGCCCTACTACCGCTCGCCGGTCGAGTGGCTTGCGGGGGTAACGATCTCGGCGCTCAAGGCGGACGAGTGGAACCGGACATGGCTAACGGACGGCAACACGCCTGACCAGCTGATCGCGGTGCCCAAGGAGTGGACGCCGGGCCAGCTGCAGGAGTACGCGGCCTACTTCGATGCCATGCTGTCCGGCGAGATGGCCGACCGGCGGAAGGCGCGCCTCGTCCCGGATGGCACCAAGCCAGTCTGGATCCAGAGCCGCAAGGATGCGGATTTCCAGCAGTTCGAATTGTGGCTGATGCGCCGCACCTGCTCGATCTTCGGTGTTCAGCCGGCATCGATCGGCTACGCGGGCGAGCAGTACAAGGTCTCGCAAGAAGAGAGCCTGTCGGCGACGTCGCAGTTTGGCGTCGGGCGGCTGCTCGCGATGCGCGCGGATCTGTACAACGACCTACTTGAAAGACTTGGCTACTCGGGGCTCCAGCTGGTCAACGTGACCGAGGGCGAAGAAGAGCCGGGCGAGCGGACGGAGCGACTGGCCAAGGCGGTCGGCGGCCCATGGATGACCCCCAACGAAGCGCGGAAGGTCGACGGCCTGGAGCCGATCGACGGCGGCGACGAGCTGGTGGGCACAGCCAAAGAGGACGAGTTCGATGAGGGCGATGGCGGGATGCCTGACGACGACGATCAGCGCGCGGCTGACCTTCGGCGGTGGGAGCGCAAGGCGCTTTCACGACTCCGTGAGCACAGCGCGCCGGGTTGCGACTTCGAGTCGGAGTGGATCGACGAGTTCGAGCGAGCGGAGATCGCGGAGGCGCTGACGGGTTGCCAGTCTGCGGACGACGTGCGTGATGTGTTCCGCAAGTACGATCCATCGCGTTGCCGCGATGCGAAAAGTCCACGACGGGCGCAGGGTTCGCCTGTTGGTAACGATGTTTGAAAAACGAAGCCCCTAGAGGCGCGGATTGGCTTGCCTTACCTCCGCTGGTTAATGAGCTACCTGAGACTCATCTCCTCCAAGGGCCACTTCTATTCTACGACATTTCCTCACGAAACACGAGGCCAAAACCATGAAAACCATCACAATGAAGCCCATCCAGGTCTTCGCCGCGATCAAGCGTGTCAACGACGATGATCGGACGGTCGAGGCCTACGCGTTTGTCAACGAAACCGTAGCCGGTGAAGGGGGCCTCCGCCTCAAGCGCTCGGCGATGGAGGATGCGACCCCCGATTATCTGCGTTGGGCTAATGTCCGGCGCATGCACCAAGCCGATGCCGTAGGTGTCGCCCGCTCGGTCGAGTGGGACGAGGCTGGCGCCAAGATGGTGCTCGAGGTCGTGGACGACGATGCTTGGAACAAGGTAAAGCGCGGCGTCTACAAGGGGCTCAGCGTCGGCGTCCAAGCGACGCTCATGCGCGGCAAGGACGTCGAGAAGTGCCGCTGGATCGAGACCAGCCTTGTCGACCGGCCCAAGGATCCCGATGCCATCATCACCGCAATTCGGGCGGATGATGCGGTGGCCGAGTACGAAGTCGACGTCGAGGAGATCGAGCGCGGCGTCTTCGCGACCACCGTCGCCCAGCGCGAGAAAGGAACCCTTCGCTACATGGCCCAGGAAGTCCTCGCCTCGATCCTCTGGGACATCCAGAACGGCACATCTGCTGACAAGGAAGCCGAAGCCCGCGAGGCATGCGCCGAGTTCGCTGACTACGTGGCACCAATCTGCGCCCGTGGCGAGCTTGACGACCCGTCACTCCTCAAGCGCATCGCCGAGGCTGATGACGACCTGATCCAGCGACTCGACTCTGACGTGGTGAACCGCGCCGAGTTCGATGACCTGCAAACCCGATTTGAAGCGCTCAAGGCTGAGCGCGACAAAACCACCCAAGACCTCTCGGAGGCGCTGACTCGTGTGGAGACAGCGGAGGCGAGAGTGAAGGAGCTGGAGAACACCCCGGCAAAGCCGCCCATCGTGCGCAACACGCACGGGGTGGACCGCGAGTTCCTTGCGAATCAGCGAGTCGCCGAAGAGGAGCAAGCCGACGCACTCACCGAAGAGTTCAAGCGGCTGATGCAGCTTCCTCAGAACGCCTCTCAAGAAGAGCGGGCACGAGCGGCCGTACGGCTGAGCCAGATCAAGGGCGAGTTCGCGCGCCTCGGCGTGGCGGAACCCGCTTTCTAAATCAAACCCTAAGGAGGGAAATCAAATGCATGATCTGTTCATCGCTCCGCACTCCGGCTTCATGCGCGTGGATGGCGGAATCCCGGCGTTGCGTCCGGGCGAACCCCTGCCAAAGAGCACTCCGCTCATGCAGCGGTTCGAGAACTTCGAACTTGACGGGAAGCTCAAGGACGATTTGGCGGCGCTCGAGCGCGGAGATTTCTCCGGCGATTCGGCGCAGCTGCTCGCCCAGCTGACCCTCACGCTCCAGAACTTCCAGCGTGGTATCACGTCGGGCATGACCGCCTTCCCGGTTCGCGAGAACCTCGAGGCAGAGGCCAAGACGCTGGTGCCGGTCGAGACGCCGGTGCGCAACCGGTTGCCGCGTGTGCCGGGTTCCGGCAAGGCGGTGGCATGGAAGCAGCTGACGAGCCTTGGCGGCGGCTGGGGTTCCTCGTACGACCAGCCCGGCGGCGGTTCGGCAGCCCAGATCTTCTTTGCGGAAGCGGGCGCGCCGGCCGAGCTCACGAGCGTGTACGCCGACAAGTCGGCAACGTACAAGCTCATGGGCCAGCGGGGATCCGTGACCGGCTTCGCGATGGCGAGCGGCCGGAACTTCTTCGATCAGTACGCCCAGGAGAAGATCAACGCTCTCCGGAACACGATGCTGAACGAGGAGTTCGCGCTCATCAACGGCGATGCGGCGGCGACGGCGGTGCCGTGGGGCGACGGCTCGACCGCGCTTTCGTATAACGGCCTGGTCAACCTCATCACGACGGCCAACGGTGTTCCCGCGGCGCAGGTGCAGACCACGGTCGGCGCCATGACGTTTGCGCACATCGATGCCCAGCTGAACCGCCTGTGGAAGCAGGGGTCGCAGTCGCCGTGGATCCTGATGAACGCGCAGGAGATTCAGTCGCTGAAGAACCTCGCGGTCGCTTCGGGCTCCATTCGCCGGCTGATGATCACGGACCCCACCGGCTTCAACGAGGGCTTCTCGGTGACCGGCTACTTCCACCCCATCACGGGCGAAGTGGTTCCGATCATCCCGAGCCGGTTCCTTGCGGCGGGAACGATCCTGTTCTGCAGCGATCGCCTTCCGGACGGCAAGCCTGCCCTCGAGGTGGACGTGCTTCCGCAGGTCGAGATCCCTGAACTCGCCCCGAACACCTCGTTCCAGGGCTACGTAGCCCAGGAGATTGCGCCCGCATGGGCGTCGCCTCAGGTCTACGGGTTCCTGGTCTCGATCTACTCGGTGCCCAAGCTGAAGGGCTCCACCGTGTTCGCCAAGAGCACGGGCGTCACCGCGGTCTAAGGCCGCTAAGAGAGGGGTTCGCTTTGCCTCGGGCCCCTCTTTCATCCCTAAGGAGGGAATCTCTATGCTGATCACCACTCTAATCATCGCTGTGGCCATCGTCGCCATGATGGGCGTCGTCGACCCCAGTGTGCTCTTCCCGCCGGTTGCGGACGCGCGCGGGCCGGGGGCAAAGGATCCGAACGCGCGCCAGTTTGTGGGTACGGGAGGCAGCCTGCTGATCGTTCCGGGCCTCAAGAAGGTCACGGGGGTGCGGGTCGGAGACATGGCTGTTCCCATGTCCATCACTGAAGAGTATCCGGAGTCCTTCGACTCGAACGGTGTTCCCAAGCTGAGCAGCCACGAGGTGGCGCTCTACCAGCTCATTCAGACGGCGCATGGCCCCGCGCTGCAGCGGTCGGTCAAGAGCAACGACGGCATTTGGCAGCCGGGCGTCCCGATCTGGGTCTCGGGCGAGTGGGAAACCGAAAAGGCGACCCCTCCCGCGCCGCCCAAGGACGACAAGCCCAAGGACGGCGGGAAGAATCCCGCGCCGCCCAAGGACGACAAGGAGGAGGGCAAGTAAATGAGCTGGCCGACCAACACGGAGATCGTGGCGTTTCTGGCCGCCAACCAGATCGTCATGCCTGACGGGTCGGCCATCTCGGCCTCTCAGGTCACCGCGGTCCGCGTCCTGGCGGCGATCCGGCGGTTCGAAGAACTGACCGGCTGGGTTCCGTTCGAGGGGGTTGTACAGACCCGCACGTTTGACCCGCCCGGCCTAAGCGCCGGGTATCTGGCCACTCCCCGCGGTGGGTCCAGGAAACTTGATCTCGGTGCGGGGCTCATCAGCGTGACGAGCGTTCAGATCCAGAATGCCACGCTCACGCAAGGGACGCACTACTGGCTCAAGCGGTTCAGTGCCGACACGTCGCGCCCGTATGAGTTCATCGAGTTCCTCATGCCCGTGGTGGGGCCGCCGCAGAGCATCACGATTGCCGGCACGTGGGGCCGGATGGCCACCGCGGACGACCTCGCCAAGGAAGCCGTCACCAAACTGGCGGCGGGTATGGTGCTGAGCGGCGTCCGCGAGTCGTTCGCGCAAAGCGGCGACGTCGAGTGGAAAGAAGCCGATGTCAGCGAGCGCGGTTCGATCGAACTGTACAAGACGATCGGCAAGACCTTCGAGGATGAGGCCATTGCGATTGCAGGGCTCTACAAGCGCGCGACGGTGGGGCTCTGATGGCGCTCTCCCGCCGGCAACGCCGGGCCTACACCGACACGGTTGACCTCTACCGCCCGAACCCGCCGTTTACGATCGGCGCGAACAATGTCGCGGGCGATCCAACCCTGCCCGTGGAAGGGAGCCCAACCTATACGGGGGTGCTCTGCCATTGGGAGTCGAAGCCCGAGGTGGCCGAGCCGCGGGCACCGGGCCGGACGAACACCGACAACATGTTCACGATCGACGTGTTCCACTTTCCCATCTCTCAAGAGATCGGCGAGGGCTGGTTCATCAAGCTCACCACGCCCTCGCACCCGGAGGCGGGCTCTTACTTCGTGTGCCAGGGCGACGCCCAGAACCACGCATGGCGCGCCGCCAAGAAGGCGATCCACGCCAAGAAGACGATTTCACCCTTCTGATGAACATCATCCAGCCTGTTCTCGATGAACTGAACGCGATCATCGCCACGGCGCTTGCGCTGCCGGCTACCAGCCCCAATCTGCGCGAGGTGCGCGCCGCCCGGCTGAACTGGCGATCGCTCATCGAGGAGTATCAACAGAACGGATCCGGAGGCATCAACCCGCCGTACGCGGTGGTGCAGCTGGGGCCTCTCGTACCCGATGAGGATTACGCGCCGATGGAGGGCGAGTTCTACCGCCTTCCGGTGTCGGTGTACTACATCGACGGCCCGGCGATCCCCATCGAGACCATTGAGACCAAGCTCCAGGCGCTGTCCGCGGCGCTGAAGCCGGAGACCACCTACACGAACTTCATGCTCACGGACGAGGGGCTCATCGACTGTTCGGACGGCAATCCGGCGAACCAGGCATTCCTCGAGCAAAACGCCCGCTTGCTGGCCGGAATGTGGGCCGGAATGCTCCTGGTGAGCGAATGACCGCGCGTGAGCTGCATCGGCACCTGAAGGCAATGCGCCGACGGGTGGAGCGGAACCTTGATGTCGCGGTGTCGAGAACCGCCCATGCGGCGATGCGTCATGCGGTGAAACTCTCTTCGGGCACGTTCGTGGCGCGGGGCGAGTATGCGAGACGAGATCCTCGTCCACCCCAGGACCCGGCGATCATCAACGTTCAGTCGGGCGTGTTCCGCTCGGCGTGGACGGTCAAGCAAGAGGGCGACAAGTGGGTGCTCGAGAACGACTCGCCGCATGCGGACTTCATGCGCGGGACGAAGTGGATGATCGAGCGGCCGATCCTTCAGCGAGTTGAGGCATGGGCGACGCCCGTGCTTGAACGCAATGTCACCGAGGCTCTTCGGAGGGCACTAGATAAATGAAAGTAAGGGAAACCAAGACAACCACCGCGGGCGGCCTAGGGCGCGAGCGGACTATCACCATCGTTCGGGTGCGTGAACTCACCGAAGGCGAGGAGATTCCTGCCGGCGCGGAGAAGGTGCCCGACAAGACCGACGTTCACGACTGGAAGGAGGCTGAGTAACCATGGCACTCAAGCAGCGCTGGCTCCTGGGAAGGGGCATCACCAACAAGAGCATCACCCCGCTCACGCTCAACTCGGACAACTCGTTCACGGCTGGGGTTACGGTCAGTCTGGAGGGGATCCTCGAAGACTACCGCTACACGATGGAGGGGTCGAACGAGAACATCTCGCCGATCGATTCCCAGAACATGAACGAGGTCATCATCGAAGATGGCGTCGGCATGGAGTTCCGGGAAATCGTCCGCTGGGGCGTTCCTCCGGTCTTCGAGACGGCCTTGCTCACCGCAGACTACTTCCGCGTCGCATGGCGACAGGGCGGATACGACTACGTGTTCGAGGGCGTTCGGCGCCCCGGTGGCGGCCCGGACTTCGCCAAGGGCAAGAACCTGTACCGCCTCGCGCTCGGCCCGATCGCTCGCGACACCGGCGGCAACCTGACCCGTACGGTGGTGCCGTAAGGTGCAGAACCCTAATCGACCCTCTCCGGCCATCCTCGCTCAGCGGAGGGTGGCCACCGTCCCCTTCGAGATCAAGAGCCCTCTCACGGTCCTGCGCGAACAAGCCGTTCGATGCCGTAAAGAGGGCTCGGACCCCACCGAGTATGAAGCGGCCGCCGCGCGGCTCGAAGAAGAGGGGGCCATCGGCTGGAGCGTTCGCGGTGAGCGCTTAGCCCGGCTCGGCGCGGTGGAAGGGCACCAGGTGGCGTCGCTGCAGGAGGACCTCGTCGCGCGATTCATTCTGGAGAAGGAGCCCTTGTTCGGCTTTGACGTCGAGCAAGTTTCCCGCAACCAGTGCCGGAGTGTGGCGATCGTGCATACGGCCATCGTCAAGATCGAAGGCGGCGACCTCTACAACCCCGAGGAGCTGCTCAGCATGCCGTTCACCGCGCTGTCCGACCTGTGGCTGGCGCTGCTCGATGTGGGCATGGCGGCGATGCGGGGAAACGCGACGACCGAGACGAATCCCGCTTAACGCTGGTTCGCCTCGGGATCCACAAGAACCTTTCAGACCATCCGGCGATCGTCGAGCGGACGGACCGGTTGCTCTGCTCGATCTGCGATTCGTTGCGCGCTTTGGCGGTGCGGTTCGGTTTGGAGCCTGGGGCGGCGGTTGGGCCGCTCGACATGGCCCCGATCCTCGAAGACCTGTTCGACGCGAACACCATCGACAACGCCGAGGCGGAAGGGTCCGACGATCCTTACTCAGAACTCGGCGCATTGGACGGATAACTCATGGCACTACGACTCGAGATTGAAACCGGCGGGGCTGCGGTCCTCGATATCTTGGACCGGCTCACCAACTCGGTGGGCGATTTGGCCAAGAACCAGGACGCGCTCACGAAGAGCGTTTTGCAGCTGGTCAACGGCAGCGATGCGGTGACGCGGTCGGTGGATCGGCAGGCGCAGGCCGCATCGAAGGCGGTGAACCCATGGGAGCGACTGAAGAAGGCGCAAGAGGAGTACCAGGCGGCGGTCGCCAAGGGTGACGCAGACGCAGCGAAGATGGCCGAGTTGAAGCTCGCGCGAGCCGAGTCCACGGCCAGAAGGGCAGACAACGTGCTCAAGCGGCGCGAGAACCCTATGGCGTACGCGCTTCAGGACATGGTCATGACGTCGCGGTTCAAGATGGGGCCGCTGATGCCGCTCGTGGGGAAAGCTAAGGCGGCGGGGCTCCTGGGCGATGACTTCATGGCAGACCTCATCAGCAAGGTGACGAGCGCTGAATCGGGCTCAGTAGCGGCGTCGCCGAAATCGGCAAGTTCGGCCGCATCTGCGACGCCAGGCTTCGACTTGAGCGGTCTGGGGAAAGGCAGCCCAGCGGCGGCGCGGGCCATTGCCGTTGCGGGCGGCGGTGGCGCAGGGGGCGCAGGCGGCGCGGCGGCTTCGGGTGCGATGCGCGTGCTCGGCCTCCTTGGCGTGGTGGGGGTGGCCTTAGGCGGCCTGGCGCTGGCGCTGAAGAAGTTTGTCGACGTGACGATGTTCGCGAAGGACGCGATCGGCGGTTACGGCTCGGCCCGGTTTGCGGCGGGCGGTGGCCCGAACTTTGGGCGATTGGCGGGCCTTGGCGGCGCGCTGGGGTTGGGCCCGGGCCAGATGGCGGGCATGGCGCGGGGCTGGGCGGAAGGCGCGTGGGGCGACATCTTTGCCATGAGCGAGATGTCGGCGGCAGGGATCAGCCCGGTTCCCGCGAAGTACGGCGGAAGCACCGACTACAGCGGCAAGTTCTTGCAGATGCTGGAGCGACTGGTGAACATGCCGGACGAAGCGTCGGCGTTCCGATCCGCGTCGCGGGCAGGGATGGACCTGGAGTTGCTGGGGCTGTTGCGGACAGCAGACAAGAACGTCGTTGATACGGTCCTGAATGACTCCATGATGTTCGACCCATTGAAGCAACGAGAGGCGGCCAACGCGACCCTGATGTACAACAAGCTCCTGAGCGAGAGCAAAGTGCTCATTGCTAAGATCGGGCAAGAAGGGTTGCCACTGCTCAATGGCGGGCTCGCCGTCGCGCTCCAGATGATGAGGGCGACATCGTCAGCGATCGGAGTCTCGGACGACATCCTCTACGCGATCCACCCGTTGCTCGGGGACATGCTTCGGCGCTTGACGACGGGCATCGACCCCAGAACAGGCAGTGCGAACGGTAAATCCCCCCACATCGACTCTAACACTAGGGCGTTAAGGGATTTGACCGGCGCGGTGACCGACCTCACGGGGGCCATCGGCTGGGGCGCGGGCGCGGCGCGGGGTGCGCTACCGCAAGGGGCCACGCGGTTCGAGACCATCGAGTCGTACTACAAAGGCCAGTCGGTGGCGCTCGGTGCGATTGTGCTCTAGGCTACAACACCTGATCGAGACCCTGCGTGACTTCGACCGGCGCCCCGTTGTTCGTAGCGGTCACTTGGACAGGGTAGGGCGCACCGCTTGACATTGCCTGGAACAGCTTGGTCTCGCCGACACTCAGCTTGGAGGCGTTGAACGAATGGCTTTGAACTCCCGATTCAGAAGTGCCCACAAAAGTGGTGCCGGCATCGAGCGCAACCAGTGGCAACTTGCCCGCCATATCTTTGAAGTAGATCCGTAGGCTGTTAAGCGGAACATCACCTGTATTGGTGACCCTTGCGTAGAGGAACGGCTCTCCGCCCCTGCGAGGCTTCCACAGGATGTGTATTGAACCCCCGCGTACGTCTGGGCTAGTTGTTGCCGACATGCGATCAGCGATCAGCTTAACACCTGCCATCGTGGCGGCCAGCACGATCGTGGCGGCGATGGCTAGGCCAGCAACCGGAAGTTTCTTCATAAACAGATTCTAAACCATCTTTACGAAAAGACGATATGCCTGGACTAGGAAACGGCAACGATACTGAGATCACGCCCGGTCGAAAGACGCACATCGTGTACGACGTGGATGACCCCATCATCGTCGAGCACGGGTACGGCCTCATCAAGGGCGCGCGCGACATTGCCGCCTCCGGTGCGGCGCTCGAAGGTGCCGTCTACCATCCCGGTGCGGGCATTCAGCTTGCGGAGGACATGGCGGCGATCCGCACGATGTTCTGGGGTGCGGGGAGCGACGAAGGTGTCCTAACTTCGACCGATGCGTTCATCCCACCCGGGTTCGAACAGCGCTACCTCAACCGCACCAAGCCCGAAGTCGATGGCGCGTTCACGGGGACACTCCTCCCGCCCGTTTCGGGCATCGCGTTCGTCAAGCGCAAGGCGGCATCGGGCTCGTACTCGGATGCGGCGACGTTCCGCCTGGCCGCCGATCAAGCGGCGTTCCCCGGCCCCACCATCGAAGGGAATGACCTGGTCATGGACCGGGTGATGGCATCCAAGGCGGCGCACGTCCAAAACCAGCCGCTCGCGTTCCTCATCACGCTCTATGGCGACACCGGCCAGAAGGGCCTGCTCATCGGCACGTGTTACTTTAACGGTCCGGCGGGGCTCACCAGGGACTTCGAGGGCGCGGGCCAATACGCGGCGGCGATCTTCGACAACGGCGAGATCCAGCTGTTCGAGCGCGGCAGGGTGCTCCCTATCACCGATCCGCCCCCCAGCCCGGCGTACACGTGGAAGCGGCGCTCGACCATGAAGTTCCCCAACCCCGACCGTGGGGTGAACATGAACTTCCTACTGTTGGTCCGCTCTGTCACTTTGCGACCAGGTGAGGCGGCGATCAGCAACCAGCACCCGCGCATCATCGAGTTCAAGCTGTCGGAGTGGGCAGTCGACGACATCAGCGGAACCGCGGCTCCTCAGATCGTCTTGCTGACCAACGCGGCCATGGCCATGGCGGGAGTGCGGACCGTCAACCAATACGAGGTGCCATCGGACACCAGCACGCCACCCCCCACGACCCCAGCCTCAATTCGCCTCGATCTCCCTCGCCCGTTCAAATCGCTGTTCCGCGTGAAGCGGATGAAGCTCCGCACGTCGGCCTACGTGCGCAACGTGCCTTTCTCGCTGACTCAGGGCGGGTTTGCCTGGGGCGAGACCTTGCGCATCGAACACTACTTCGACCAGCCGCCGGGCACAACCGTGACGCTCCAACTCAAAGGCGCAGACGGGGTGAACATCACTCCCGACCGGACGGGCACCATCGCCACCACCGGGCAAGCGGGCATCTGGCACGAGTACGACTTTCCCACGGACTATGCGGGCCGCACGTGGCTCGCCGACTTCCATCTGACCGGCGGCGGAACGGTGACTCCGACGCTCACCTCGATGCGCGTTACCAAGCGCCCGTCGTTCAGCACCTACGAAGGCAGCAACACCGAGGGCGGCATCATCAAGAAGGGTTCGCTCTCCATCATCGATGGTGGCAGCGACCCATCGCTGAGCAGTGCGGGCTGGCAGGTGTCCGACACCTGGGGTGAACTCGATCTGTTGGGGTGGTCCGCGTCCATTCCGGTGAAGATCGAGACGGAGTACGACCCGGACGACGACACCAAGCGCGTGGTGCTCTTCCGAGGCTACATCGAGGACGCGGACGGGACGAGGCGGCGCAAGCGCGCGAATGCGGGCCTGGCGCGCACCGGGGCCGCCCACCACACGCCGGTCGCTTATGACTACGAGATCAGCTCGATCGGTCGCTGGCTGCGGGTCCAAGAGGCGCGGGATACGACGATGTTCTCGTTCATGCAGGACCCGAACGCGGGGCTCGACGTGCCGTACCGGGTGACGGAAGCGCTGCGCATCCTGCTCCGCCGGCGCGGGTTCGATTCGGACCGGGTGGATATTCCCGACCAAGACGTGCGGCTGTTCCCGGTGCGCGGGGCCAACGAAGATGTCTACGTCATCAAGGCGCTTTCGGACCTCTCGCAGGCCATCGAGTATCTGGCGCGGGACTATCTCGGCGCGGCGCTCGTGGACGATGAGAACGCGGGCGATCACGGGAAATGGAAGCTCATCAACCCGCCTAAGGCCCCGTACACGAACGTGGCGTACTTCACGACGGCCACACAGCCCTCGGGCCGGGTGTTCAAGCTCGATTCGTACGAGGCGACCGAGCTTGCGGCGGGCGACATCGGCGGCATCGCTCACGAGGAATCGACGGCGGTCACCATCCCGATCATCAGGCTCAAACGGGGCATGAAGCGGCCCATGGCGAACAAGCTCACCGTTTCGGGCGTGGGCTACATCGAGAGTACGCCGGTGCACCAGCTGGTGTGCACGATGGTCAACCCCGATAGCTACCGGCACCATCCAGACTCGGTGGCGGGACCAAGTGCGAGCAATCCCGACTGGTTGGGGCGAGAGGTGCCGCTGTGGTACGTGGATCCGATGCTCCAGACGTCGTCCGCGGTGGCGTTCGTGGCGTCGCGCCTCTATTCGATTCTCTGCCTCGGATACCGACTCTTCCGGGTCTACGCGCCGCTTGCGTTCGTGGACCACGAAGAGGGCGCGGGCAAGATGCGCAAGCTCCGATTCGGCGATCCGGTGGTGCTCTACGACGGCCAGCAAGAGTGGCAGTGCGTGGTACGCAGCTGTACCCCCGAGATTCACAGTGACGGACGGCAAATGGCGACCTACGAGATCCAGCAGGTGAGATTCTAATGGATGCCGCCTCCAAGTTCCGCAAGGCCGTCGACGATCGCGCCCAGCGCGCGCTGAATGTGCCCCTCGGCCAGCCCCGGGCGAGCCGGTTGCAGAGCCGGCTGAACGACGATGAGATCGAAGCGATCCTCAGGCTTCCGGTGCGGGTGGTCGAAGGGCTGCAGGACCTCGACCCGTCGTCGCCGACGTTCGGTAGCCGTGCGTTCGTGCTCGGCGTGAGCGACTGGGGCGACGATGTTCTCGGCGGGTTCTAAGCTATGCCCAACCTAGACCGAAAAGCCACGTTCGAGCGCATCGAGCTGTTCGGCACGATGACCCTGGAGAAGTCCGTCGCTTCGGGTCAGATCATCGCCGGGTGCTCGATGTACACCCAGTGGTGCATGGACGCGGTCTACGTGCTCACGGGCATCGGGATCGAGATCCAGGGGGTCGAGGGCAGCGGCCCCATGCCGGTCGGCACGTACGCCACGCTGCGGATCCCGCTCCTCGGAGTCAACCTCCCGATCACACTCCACGCCACGCTCATCCACACGGGCGCAGTGCCGTACAAGGTCGAAATCGACGACGGCGTTCTCTACTCGATGGCGGGCGGCGCGTGGCGGCTGAAGTTCAGCGCGCTGCGGGTCTACATCAACGGCTCGCTCGTCCACAGCGAGGGCGCGACGACGCTCGACAATTACTACTACTTCACCCCCGCGGGCATTCCGCTTCTTGGCATCCCGCCCGCCTATGCGGCTTCGGCGGCGGTCAACCCGGCCCCGACCATCGGCGGGGTCGATCGAAGCACGACAATCAGCTCCACGTCGTCCTATGGCAAGGCGCGAATCACGGACGCGGGTGTCCGGTTCAAGGAGCCCGGCTCGTCCGAATGGCAGGCGCTCCCCGTGCTGATCGATCTGCTCGCCATTCCGAGTGTTGATTGCGATTGCGCAGCGCCCGACCCTGCTGACCTTGTTGCATCGAGCATGGCGGACGTCGCCGTGTCGGCAGAGCAGTACCTCGAGCGCGAGACGACGCTCCACCTGACCGGCCAACCGCTTTACTGTACGAACGGTCCGGCCACGAGCGGGAGCGTCGACATCTACAAGACCCGCCTCGAGTGGTGGGGCAACTCGTCGGCGGTGACGACGGTTCCCAACCTGCCAGCGTCGGTGAAGCGGATCAATCCCAGCGGCCACCGGGAAGTGGTCTACCGCGGCGGGATGCCTCAGACGATCCGCTCAGCGACCAAGTCGTGTGGCGTCGACGGCATCGGCGAGGGGATCGAACTGGTCACCGTCCCGGACGAGGTCCACCCGCGCCAAACGGAGATTCTCTCGGTGGTCGGAGCCTCGCCTCACGCGATCGAGGACACGTTCGGTTACGCGGTTCCGTCGCCGGCCGCACGGAACGAGTTTCGGTACAAGGCGATCGGCTACTCGGCGGTGATCACCGGTCCAGCGGCCTGTCCGGCGGTCCTCCCGGAGGAGCCCCCGGGAACGGTCATCCCGCCGACTGCTCCGGAAGACGAGGTCTGCTACATCACGCAGTCTTCGACCTTCGTGCCGATCGTCGATGACGAGTTCGACAACCCGGACATGCTGGGTTACTTGCACCACGCCGACGCCCTGGTCCGCTACATGAACTATTGGGGATCGCGCCACTGGTCGTTCTTCAACTGGTTCCCCGGAAACACGATCGACACCGATGATGACGGGATCCCGGACGCTCAGGACGTATGGAAGGTCTTCGATGATCGAATCGACGTCGGCTACTGGCTCGCCAAGGGAGACCAGTACACCGAGCACCCCGCCTTGCCGCCCTCAGAGCGGTTGCGCACCCGGACGACTCTGTTCACGGCTCCGCTAACGTACGGGCAGCTGCGGGGCTTCGTCGGCGGCGCGATCGGCGTTCGCTCGAGCTGGTGGGGAGATGAAACGTTCCGGGTCGACGCGGCCGCGCCGCTCGTGAGCCTGGAGGTCGACGCCGACGCATCGGCGTCGTGGATCTTCGAAGACTGCTCGGCATCCTTCGGGGCGGGTGGAATCACGCTCACGCCCGATCCAGGAAAGACGACGATCACTGCGAAGCTCGCGCTCGGCTCATTCACCCAGTGGCCGTATCTGTACCCGCACCTGGCGAGCGAGATTGAGGTGGACTGGGAACCCGGCAACATCGACACGGTTGCGGTCGAGATGGTGGGGCACTCCGGATCGACCGCGACGCTCACGGATACACCGGGCCGGTACCCGCGCCCGATGATGGGGGCCGACTCGATCTACTCGGGAAGCTACGCCCAGGATCTCGGGCAGTTCTTCTTCGAGGACAAGGGTGACGATCTCCTGCCCGAGGGTGACTCGGACGCGGCGATGGCGGATGCGGAGCGGACCCACGCGTTCGCGCTGCTCGCCGGTCGCACAGCGGCGGAACTGCGGTTCACGATCGACGTTCTGTCGGATGCCGCCACGTGTGAGATCAAGTACCCGGTGCTCTATGCGAGCATCGACAACGCGGGGCTCTTTCCGGAGAACCGGAGCAACCACGTGGTGGTCTGGCCAGACGGCCCAGGGATCCGTTTTGGGAACGTGGCTCACTACTACGACGGGATTGTGAACGCGACTCCGATCGCGGTGCCGCCGGGCGTTCCGCCTCTGCCGGGGCTCAAGCTCGCGTGGATGCCGAGTGCGATCGATTGGCTCTGCTTCAAGAATCTCGCCCTGAACGCGCTCCCCCACGATGACGACCTGGCGACGCATATCGCTGACCTGTTCGACTCTGAGGAGGCCAGCGACGCCGGGGAAGCGGATCACGCGGCGATTGCGATGCTCGTGCCCAGAGGGACGGTGTTTCCGGTGGCGGCAATCGTCAACGGATCCGGTTGCCCGCCGGTCTGCATGTGGCCGACGCGGATGCGGGATGTAGACACGCTCGCCAAGACGGGCGACTGGGGGCTCGAGACCTGGAGCTACGCCGAAGAGCGACGGTTCTACGTCGGCAACGAGGCGATGAGCTTGAATGGCCCGGATGTGTTCACGAGCCTCTACAGCCCCGCGATTTCGGGGTGGCCGGTCACCTTCCACCGATCGGCGGTGACGAACGAGGAGGATTACCACCAGGTCCGGCACGGTGCGGCTGAAGTGGGGACCATCCGTCCGTGGCAAGGGTGCCTGATTGTGCGCCGCCCGGCATCTGGGGAGATCGGACGAGAACCCGACGTTCTCCACACCAGCGACGGCTTGCGGTGGGAGGCGCTGGTTATCTACGACGAAGGGTTGGCGCGAGATTCGCTCGTGGTGCGCCGATCGCACGGCATGCCGGTCTACGGATTTGAAACACAGGTTGAGGTTGCCAATGGAGAAGAAGCATCATTCCCGTCTCTTGCCTTCCTGGCGTGGGGGCGGCTGGTCTGCGCGTACACCCGCGCGGGGGCTTTCCAGGCGCGCTACAGCGACGACGACGGCGAGACGTGGGAGGATGAAGTGGCACTGATCTCGCCGGCCGACGTTGCTGGGCGGATCCACTCGAACCCCGATGGAGAGACGCTTGCGATCGCGTTCCGCTACAACAGCGGCTCGTCGGGTCCCGGCAAGCTGTACTACCGGTTCCAGGGGCCGGGCGATACCGCCATGTCGGCCGCCGCGGCGATCGTCAGCAGCAGCGGTTCGGCGATCGATTTTGAGCCCGAGTCGTTCGGTCTCAGCTGGGACCCTTCACTCGGGGCCTGGTCGCTGATGGCGAAGAAGTCCGGCGATCCCGGACCAACACGATTCTACAGCGCCGACGATGGCGCGTCTTGGACTGAGGTGAGCTAATGCCCGTTACGCTTCTTGCATCCCAGGTGCCGGCGCCGCCGGTGCCATCGACCACCGTATGGATTGAAGACAACGCGGTCGCGACATCCCCACCGAACATCCCGCAGGCCGCGGGATACGGGCAAGGGGAGTTTGCGAGTTCCGTGCCCGCCCGTCTGAATGAGAACGCCGTCCGGCAAGACCTCCAGGCACGGTATGGCGGTGGGGCGATGGGGGTTTGCTCGGGGTTGGTGCTCTCCGCGGGTACTGGACTCCAGGGCCTCGTCAGCGCTGGCCATGCCAACATTGACGGCCTGGTCGAGGTGCGCACCCAGGCGCAAGTCGTCCTGTCGGCCTCGAGCACCAACTGCGTATGGCTGCGATCGGACGGTGCGTTCGAAGTCCGGACCGATCTTGCCGCGCCCAGCCTGCCGGCGGTGCTGGTCGGGATCGCATTCACGGATGGCAGCGGCGTGACGGCGGTCGATGAGTCGGGCGTCGTGTACCTGCGCGCTGGTGTCCCTGAGCGCTCGACTGCCGACATCGGCAAGCCCTCGGCTACTGCTTCATCGGCGTGGCGCGGTTGGACGAAGACGCTCTCGGGTCGCTGGTGGTGGGATGGTAGCGCCTACCAGCGGGTTGGTGGCGACGTGCCCTTTCTCAAAGATGTTCTGGCGTCGGGCGAATCGGTCCGGGTGCCGGCGAACCATCAGGTTCAGTTCTTCGACTCGCTCACGGTCCAGGCCGGGGCCACGCTAACGATTGACGGAAAGGTAAGGGTGACTGAATAATGTCCAACACGCAGATTGACGGTGGGGCGGTCAAGGCCGCTACGGTTACGGGCAACGGAGTAGCGCTCGGGCTCGGACGGGCATCCGTCGCGATGTCCGACGCGAACTACACGGCGCTGGCGGCGCAGTTCCAGTGCCGACACATCGAGCTCACGGGAGCGCTGACCGCGGGGAGGAACTACGTGGTTCCGCTCACGGACGGCGCGGAGTGGGTGGTCTTCAACAACACGACTGGGGGCTTCGCGGTGACGATCATCGGAGCTACCGGTTCCGGCATCGCGATCGCGGCCGGCAAGACGGCGATTGTCCGGTGCGACGGCACCAACGTCCTCCGCGTGACCGCGGATAACCCATAAGGAGGGGATCATGACAACGACCACAACGACGAACGGCGTGGTGAGCGCCACTGCGCTTCTCGATGGTGCGACGGGGGGTCCGATTTCATCGGCCAATCCGTTGCCGGTTACGCTGGAGGCAGGTGGCGGCGCATCAACTCCAGTCCACACCAACCCCAACGTAGCCAACGCCACTAGCGTGACCCTGCTGGCGGCGAACGCAGACCGGCGTTATCTGCTTGTGCAGAACAACAGCGCCGCCAATATCGCGCTTTCGCTTGAGGGCGGCGTTCTGACCGGGATTGTGCCGACTGTGACAAACGAGTGCATCGTGTTGGCCCCGGGCGCATCGTATGAGAGCCCGTCGCATTGTTGCCCTGTCGGAGCGATTACGTGCTACCAGACGAGCGGCGGCTCGATCAATACCATTTCCGTGGTGGAGGGTTAAAGAGACATGCCTATCAACAATCCAAGCTCGGGCGGCACCATCGCCACCATCGCTGGACTAAGCGAAGCTCTCGGGCGGACGGGGAGGGGCGCGCCCGCCACTTTGGCCGACGTGTTGGCCATCCCCGATCTGAAGTGGTGCTTTACGCCTGATTCCGGGTTTTTCTCGGACACGGCTGGCACTACGGAGCAGACCACCGACGGTGGAACGGTTAAGTGCTGGAAAGACGCGAGCGCGAACGCTGACCACGCTATCAACGCGACCGGGCTCCCTCTGACCATCGGTGCGGGTGGCGGGTGCCGCGCACTGTACGTCAACAGCACGGCTCAGAAGTTCATTACGACCGGCACGTTTGATGCGTCGTTTGACGCCGGATTCACCGCATTCGTGGTCGCGCACCACCCAACCCAATCGGCGAACAGGGTCATCTGTTCAAGCGCCGATGCACGGTTCTACATGGCCCACAACGGGGCGGCGAACACGTTCGGCCCGGTCATGACAGCTGGATCGAATCTGAGTTTGCCGATTCCGTCGAACATCCCGACCAACACCAATGGGGCCGGTATCAATCCGGGCGTGATGGTCGAGGCGTTTCGGTACAACGGCGTCAGCACGAAGGTAGACATGTTCTACAACGGGCTCTACTACTTGAACACGAGTAACGCCAGCGCTTCAAACCCGGCTCTCACCGGGGCGCTCCATATCGGCGGCATCGGGACAGGAACGGGGTTCCAATGGGGCGGCCATGTCATGGCGGTCGTTATCTTCAACCGTAAACTCACCGATGCCGAGATTCAGGTGGTCAACGATTACCTGTCCCATGTGTGCCGGGTGCAATGCACTCCTCATATCCGGTGCATTGGTGATTCGATCACATCAGGCTCGGGTGCAACCCGTGTCACCGCTGGCGGCTACGGCACCGCGAAGCACGGAAATACGGATTGGCCGTCGCAGCTGCTCGACTTGCTGCCCTACGACAATGTATGGGTGCGGCAAGATGCTTACGCGGGTCGGTCGATGGCGCAGTTTGCGTCGGAAATGGCGTTCTCAACGCAGGCGCATTTTATCCCCGGCACGAACTCAAAGCAGATTGCGCTCATGTGCATCGGCACGAACACGTTGTCGGCGGGCATGGCCACGGAGTGGCCATTAGATACGCCGGTGTCCTACACGACCTACGCCGATCTCTGCCAGACCTTGCGAGATCAAGGGTGGCTCGTGGGTGCGTATACGCTGTTGCCGCGCGGCGACGTTGTGGCTAGTTCGCTCCAGAAGCACTACCGGATGTACGCTCAGTTCAACAAGTTGATCCGGCAGGGGTACCACCTGTTCGCCGACTTCTTGGTGGACATCGCAAGTGACCCGAGGATCGGTTTCCCTGGGTGCGAAAACGACACTACCTACTTCAACGCCGATAAGGTCCACCTGACCGATCAAGGATACGCGATCATCGCGGGCTTGACGAAGAGCGCTCTTGAGCCCTACCTGCCCGCAGTTCCGCCGCGGCGCTACTTGTCCAAGTCGGTCGCTGGCTCGTCGAACGTGACTCTGACTCCGGCTGAGTTTGCGACGGTGCTCGCAGGCGGGACGCTGAAGCTGACAGGTGCGCTAACCGGCAATATCAACGTGTACCTGCCACTGCCGGTGCTTGGGTGCTCGGCTAACTTCGAGAATGCGACGACGGGGGCGTTTACGGTGACCCTGATCGGAGCGACTGGCACAGGATACGTTATCACGCAAGCGAAGAAGGCCCGCGCATATTGCGATGGCACCAACTGGTATCAGGAAACGGCGGAGCTGTAATGGTCCCGTTCAAGGCTTTCGGATTCGACTGGATTGCCCGCTCGGACGTCCTGCCCGACGCGAACAACCGAGTCGAGAATGTCAAGGTGTACTACCAGGGGTCACCGCGGGCAAACGATGGCACGCCCATTTTCCCCACGACTCAGCGAGTCTCGCTGACGAGCCCAAACGGATCGGCGGCCATGATCTCGACCAAGCAACCTCTTGGCTGGGGCACATCGACGGTGTACATCATCGGCCGGCTGGACATGTACGACCCGAACGTCGTGGCGGCCCCGTTGTGGATCCACGCAGACACGCCAGCTACGCGGATCCCTGGCTACACCGAGCCCGACTCCGAGATCATGGGCAAAGGTGACCCCAACCTGCGCGAGCGGTTGCAGCTGGGAGTGTTCGTCGACTCGCAGAAGCCCATGGTCCAACTCACCGATGGACGGTGGGTGCAGAAGTATCCCGATGCGAGGTTTGCGCTCGGCTCATTCCTCTATCATCGCATCTCGATCACGCAGACGCCGACCATGATGTCGGTGAGACACGAGGGATGGTGGCACCCGAATCAGGTTTGGAAGGAGTACGCGGCGGCGACGTGGAACTGCCCGAGCCCGGCCAACGGAGTCACCAAGGTTTCGATCTGGCGACTTGGCGACGACATGTACCCGGCCTCGGCATCAGGACCGCCGAAGCTCGTCGTCGCCGGGTTCAAGTTCACGCCGAGCTAGCTGCGCGGGTATCGCTCCGCGTCGAGGTCTACTGCACGTCGAACGATGTTCTCTATCCGAGGCGCAACATCTCTGAGGTGCTCCGGAACGAAGACCTGACCGATCGTCACCCACGTGCCCTTCACCTCCTCACGCATTTCAATGAGGTTGCCGACGCGAGTGACCTCGACGGGGTGTCGATCACCGGCGCTGCTCAGAAGCTCAAGCAAAGACAACACTGCATCGAGGGCCTCTCCCGATACCAAGTCCCAAGAGTCATCCGTCGAGTCGTAGAGCCCCGTCAGTCTGACTTCGGCATAGTGGTAGAAGTAGGTTTGAGTACCGCCCAACAGATCCAAGAATTGGCGCCCCTCGTCGAGGGCCATCGTGCCACGTTTGACAATCTCCTTCTCGTTGATCGTGTCGACGACAACGACTTGCATCGGGAGCCCGACTAGAAGGGCTGGAAGAAACTCACTTTGAATGTTTGAAAATATTTTCACAAACCATTTATACGCAGAACTGCACCCAGAAACCCGACCGATTTGGAAAAAAGCCTCACCGAGATGGCACGGTGAACTTCCCGACCGTCCTCGCCAGTCACGGCTTGCACACCTTGCAAGGCGTGTATCCCGCCTTCTTCGCAGCGTCGAGCTCGATGTCGAGCGCGCTCTTCTTCAGGTAGCGGCAACCGGCGCGGTGGTACTTCGTGCCGCTGTTCGTGATGTACACCTTGGCCGGCGCGATGGCAGAGATCGGGGCAGGCTCGACATGGGTCGCGTACACCGCTCCGACCAGGAACCCAACCCAAAGGGAGGCCTGAACTGCTCTCATGGTCCCAGCATATAGGATTCCGGACATTTTGTCAAGTCTCGGTTTACGAAACGCTCCCAACCGTCCGATACTAAGTGAGGGTGCGCTCAACTCCACTTGTCGGCCAGCGCGTCGCCTGAATCAGCGCGCCCTCTCTCTTGCCCTCGGCTTCGGCTGGGGGCTTTTCTTAGTTTTGGCCGGGCTCGGTAAAGATTCCGGGGTTTTTGGGGTCGCTAGTTTCCCCCCGTCGAGCCTGCATTTATGCACACTTTCCGCCGCGCAACCTGAAGAACCGCTAGGCGCGTCCAATACGTAGGATAATGAACTTGCTGGCGCCCCCGGTGGGATTCGAACCCACACACCCTGAGTTACGAGGCCCGGGACCATTTCCAATGGCGGGGGCGTCCAGCAAGTTTTAACTCGGGTTTGAGCCTTCGAGGAGAGTTCGCCCGTATCTAGAGATAGAGCTTTGCTCCTTGGGTCGCTGCCCAAGTTTCGAGGTTCCCCCGTTTGCCGCGGGGGGCCTCACACCAATTGACGATGGGGCACCTCCGATCGCCGCAGGATGTAGAAATGCGGGATAAGTGGCGTTTGAGGTAATTTGCGCGCCCACTTCTTCACCCAGATCCCGTCTACTCTCTTGTAACATTGGTGATCTTCGCTCCGAAGGCTCCGGGTTGCATGTCTGTCTCACTGGGCGGGTTGTTGGTAGCGACCCGCCCCTCCTTTTTGGTAGACACATGACGTACCCCTTCGTCGTGGGGTAGTTTCACCTATCGAACCTACCGATCAGGCTCGTTTGAGCGCGATGTCTACCTGAATCTCGGGCTCATTGAACCTAAGACGATCAATCTTTGGTAAAGAAGAGGTCACCGGTTCGATTCCGGTCGAGGGCTCCAGGTTCAAAATCGCGGCTTTTTTGGGCTTTGCTCACGCGATCTTTACCCCACTCTCTACCCCAGCCATGTGTAGCCGCACGTCTGCATAAACCGCCGTCAGCGCGGCCAGTTGCTGGGCTCTGAAGGACGTGTAATCGGTGTAGTGCTCGCCCATCGTCTGCTTGGCGTGGCCGAGGATCGAGTCCTTCACAAACGGGTGGCACCCATGCGCCACGAGGAGCGTCGAGCACGAATGCCGCAGGCTGTGGAAGGTCAAGCCGCCACGGATTCCGGCGACGTCGACCACCCTATGGAAGCCTCGCGCGCGGAGCTTCTTGGCAGGGTTGGCCGCGCACCCCGTGATGTTGTGCAGGTCGCGCACCTTCGAGATGTAGCCTGAGCGCGGGCCGTCGAGCAGGTCGACCAACCCCTGTGGCAGCGGGATCGAGCGGTAGGACGAATGCGTCTTGAGCGCGCGCCCGTCGCCTTGGCTCTCGACGCTGAGCATCCCGTCCTTGATGTCGCTCCACTTGACGCCGATGCACTCTCCGCGCCTCAGGCCCAGCAGGGCGGCGAGGATGATCGCATTCCGGCAGCCGAACCCCTCGGATGCGAGGATGAGCCGCGCGAGTTCCTCAGCGTTGTACGGCTTGATCGGTCGCTTCCGGCTCGGTGGCAGCGCGACGTACTTCGCGGCGTTGACCTGGATCAGCCCATCGGCGACGGCCAGTTCGAGAATGCCGTGGAGGATGCCCTTGAGGTCGAGCTTCGACTGTCTCGATAGCTTCAGGTTGTCGAACGTCTTTTGAAGCGTCGGCCGGGTGACTTCGGAGAGTCTCAGCTTGCCGAGGGTGGGCATGAGCCGGTCGAACGCCCACGCGAGCTTCGCTTGGTAGGCGGTCGAGTGACCCTTCTTGGTAGGGAGATACGAGCGGAGCCCGAACTCAGCTAGCGTCGGCTCCGCCGGGTACGACGGCGAGGCCTCCGCCCGTATCTGCGCCTTTTCCAACGCTTCCGCTTCTGAGCGCCCGTAGGTGCTCACGCGCTTGCCCTGGATAGTAGTCCTGACCTCCCACTGGTTGAGGTCCGCTCGGAATCTTGCCTTCATCTCGCCTGATGCGGGATTGTAGCTCAAGCGTGACCTCTTCTTCGGTGGCGACGTAGTTTCTACCGATGCGGGCACCGTTCGACGCGGCGCGGATGATGTCGCGGCAGATCGGCAGTGGGAGACCGGTCTTATCCCGGAGCCAGTGGGCGGATACGATCAACCTCGCATCCTCCACTCTAAGTCAGGGTCTATCTGGCAAGCGCAATCAAAGCAGATCACCAGGAACGTGTCGTTGTCGTAGAATGCGCCATTCAGATCGAACCCGTCGCCGCAGTTGGCGCAACTCATGTCGCCCTCTTCGAGTTGGTACGGGATGATTCTGTTCACTCATCACCCCTTGCCAAGAACACTGTGACCTTCTCGAACCCAAGCTTGCGCCCAACGTAAAGTGAGATTTCCCGCCGTCCGTGAAGGATGTCGTTTACGTAGGCAGTAGACACCCCGAGCTGCTCTGCAACCGCCTTCTGTGATAGTTGGCCTGTTGCATATGCTCTGAACCGCTGGAGTAGCTCAAAGTGGCTTACGGGCTTCTCCCAGACCTGTGCGTCGTAGTCGTGGACAAGTTCCATCAACAACCCATTCCAATGCGCTGCCGTCTCGTTGCGCGGGCCTTGCCGAATCGCTTCCACGATCCGGTCGGCAATCTCTTGCTTGCTCACGCCTCACCTCTTCGCCCGCGCTCGATGATGGCCTTGAGTTGGCTGGAGATTCGATCATCCTCGCTGATGATAATCATCACCTCTTTCCCTTCATTGTCCACGCGCAGCACCGTAAACGCCTGGTAATCGGACCTAGCGCGAAGCTCCTTCATCAGGATGCCGATGGCCATTTCTGCGGACGTGAAGCTCACGCCTCACGCTCCTTGGTCGCCTTCTCGAACCGTTCGCGCCAATAGTCCGGGTCGATGCTCGGACGCTCCTTAAGGGTCGCCTCCATCAGCGCGCGCACCTTCTCGGTGTCGCCCATGCCGTGAATCAGGCCGCACAGATAGCCGCGCTCGAATGCGGTTGCGTCCGGCTTGTTGCTCATTCCGTCCGCCACCTCTCGGCAATCCACTTCATGGCCGCGCCAACCGTGCTGAACGCGTTCTCGGGAAGGTTGGCGTCTGGCTGCCACACCTGATACTCGGTCGTGCGGCCACGGTACACGCGCCTGATCACGCGGAACGGCTCGCTACACGGAATGAAGTCCTCACCGATCATCGTCTCGCCATGAACGCGGCGATGATCGACACCCGGCGCTTTAGAGCACCACGGTCCGACGTAGAGTGTGACCGTGCCTACCTTCTCGGCTTTGAGGTTGCTCACTTGCGCTGCCTCCGGGCCATTGCCGCTATCCGAATAGCCATCGCAGCGACATGTGTGGCTTCGCGCTCGATCTTGCCCATGTCTGGCTCGCGGCGCTTGACCTCCACCCACAGTTCGTCGAACTCCTCACGAAGCACCGAGTGCGCCTCGTGAAACGAGTTGTGGGGGCCGTGGGCATTGTGCCCGCGCAAAGCTTCCAGCGCCGCTAGGTCGCCCATGAGCTTGTAGAAGTACTCGACTGCGTGGGTGCGCTCCTTCACTCTCTCTCCTCCGGCCTGATGTAGTCCAGCCCGATCTGCGCGAAGAACGCCTCCTCGTCGGGCGTCTCGAGCGGCTGCCCGCGGTCGATGATCTGGCCGTCCTGCACGCGCATCCCCATCGGTAGCAACCCGTAGGGCTTCGGCGTGACGAGTCGCTTGCTGAACTCAGCGGGCCCCGTGCGGATCATCTTCAGGACTCCCCACTGCGCCGGCGGCAGGCATACAAACAGATCGACGGGCACGCGCTCCTCGGGAAGTTCCGGGCTCTCCGGGATGACCCAGTTGATTCGCATGTACCGCTCGCCGAACGATCCGCGGCCATTCACGTCGTAGCGGTGCTCGACGACACCGGCGTCCAGAAGCCGATTCATTTCTCGGGCAAGAACACTCACTGGTTCCGACTCGCCGAACAACCCCGCAGGGACGCTCTCGAAGCAAGGTGCGACGAGCAGTTCGATGTCGTTCACATCGGGCTTGCCGCGGCGGAGCGAACCGAGAATCTCACCGCGATTGATCCAGGGCGCCAAGATGCTGAGCACGTAGTGCGCGCGGGCCAACATGTCGTCGTGACATCGAGCGACCTTCACGATCCCACCTCGGCCTTCGCCTGGTCGTAGGTCGCAAGCACCTCTTCACGGTGAGCGAAGAACAGTAGCTCACTGTGCATCTTCGCTCCCTTTGGGAACACGACAATGCCGTGACCCATTGAGCGGCACGCATCGCCGCCGATCTCAACGCGGTCAGCTTTCATGATTGCTTCGACCACGGATGACAACTCCCAATCTGCACCAACAAGAGCGCCGCAGTCTGCAAAGCTGTGAACGTAGCCATCCTGGACATTGAGTGCGTCAATGGCTTCTTGGGAGTTAAGCGCAATCCTCACGGCTTCACCCTCCATTCACCCCGCAGGAGCGTTCCTGTCCTGTCGGTCATGTCGTAGGCGGGGTTCAACACCTTAAACGCCGCCCCGCTCAGGTCGATTCTCTTCACTCCTAGCCTCCTATCCATCCTGTCGGTTACCGTCACTGTGACGGTCATCCCCTTGTATCGCAGCTCGAGCCGTGTGCCGAACTTGTGGCTGTTGCTGGCACAGGTTAGTGCGCGGTGATCGTAACGCTTACCGTTGGCCGCCGTGCGTCCGTGGTAGCGCGTCGCGTAGACGCTGAACGTGACCGGGTGCCACGTCGCGGCCTTCTTCGACTCCTTGACCTGCGGATCGAACTCCAGCGGCTCACCGGAGAGCGCATCGGTCTCAGCGGCATGGGCCGCTGTGTAGACGCCAGTAGCGCCCCAAACGAGCATCCACGTGGCGGACGCTCCGAGCAGGATCGTGTATGCCTTGTTCATGCCACCTCCTTGTTAGCATCCGCGATCATCGCCATGAACGCTTCGTGCCACGCTTTTCTTGCTTGCTGCCGTGCAACTTCTTGCGCGTGTTGCCCACGGTGGTATTCGATGTCTTGGATGGCTTGAGTTATGCGCTCGTTGGCCCAAGCATTACACTCTAAGCTCTCGGCGTCAAGAAGCTCCTTCTCGGCGTACCTGAGTGTGTTGATGCACTCCCGGATTGTTTCGTCGATCTGGTTACGCATCGCAGTTACCAGTTGCTCGTGATCTGGCGTAGCCGGGCGCATCCTGTTAGCGCATTCGCGCCACGACTCAGCCATTGCGATTTGCTCTTGAATCTCAGCGATGTCTTTGGATGCCTCTGCGAGTCGCTTTTGCTTTTCCGCTTCAAAGAGGGCCTGCATATCATCGTCTACACCTGACTCATGCGCCGATAGGATAGCCTCCGCTTCTTGGATGGCCTTCATGTGGTAGTCGCATGGTTCCCAGAAAGCGTCGGTGATCTCAAAATCAGACGACTCGTCTCTGGCCATGATGTACGCACCATACTGCTTGCCGTAGTTCTTTGCGAACTGTTCGAAGCTGTGACCATTGTCAAAGCTGGTGTGAAAAACTCCGGTGATGAATCCGTGTGCCATTAGGCCACCTCCTTGGTGGGTTGCGCCTCGATCCGGTCGAGGGCGCGGTTGAGCTGGGCGAGTTGGCTCTGAATGCGGCTCATCGCCTCATCGACCTCGGGATAGTCCCGGTAGGGGTAATAGGCGCGGAGCTGATCCTTGAGCGCCTTGATCTGGGTGCGGATCTCCTGAGCGTCCATCAGCTGGCCACCTCCTTCGCGGCCTTCTCCGCCGCCATGCGCTCATCGGCCATCGCGCAAATCACTTCCCAGACCGGTTGCAGCTCCTTCTTGACGAGCTCGGCCATCACGCGGGCGTCGTGGCTCGCGTATCGGTCCATCTGAGCGCTGCGGCAGATAGCCGAGATTTCCTCGTAGGATTGCGCCAGTCGGTGCTCGTGGGGCATGCCCGCGTGATTGAGGACGCTCAACTCGCCACCTCCAGGCGCGGATTGTCGTGGGTCTCGTGGATGATCCGAACCGGGTCACGCCGGTCGTATCGCGTGTACTCGTGTGCCTTCGCGATCACGCTGTTGACCAGGAGCACCTTCGACTCCGCGGCGCGCAGATCCTCGACCGTCTCCGGGGACACGTCGAAGTAGCGGTAGACCGCACCGACGCCACCGCGTGCGCGGAACTTCACCTCGAGCGTTCGATCTGACTCGCGGTAGCCGTAGCTCTCTACGTGGCCGGAACCAGACACCGCGACGTGCTCGATCTTGTCGGCTTCGTGGAGTTCGCGTGCGAGCGCCGCGGCAGGGCCGTACTGCTCGACGGTGAGGCTCACGGTCTGAGTGCCGCAAGGCTCCTCAAGCCAAGCGCGGACGATCTTGCCGGTTCGGCGCACGCCGACCACGGTGAACCGCTTGCGGACCAGGTCTGCGAGTTGGGGAGGGAGGGCGGTCAAGATTGCACCTCGCTAAAGACGACCTTCGCGAAATCTGCAAGACAAGCCTCAAGCGAGTCGAAAGGGCCTCCTCGCAGATCGTGGTGAGGGACGTACCCCATCCATTCAAAACCAACTTCTGCGTTGTCTTCCTTGACCATGTCATTGTCAGCATTGCGCCAAGTGATCTGCCCTTCTTGGCGAACACCGAGCATGATTTCCCATCCCTTGTAGTCTTCAAAGTCCCAAGATTCTTTGAGGGTCAGTTTCATGCTCGCACCGCCTTCTTCGCGGCCACGTACACCGGGCAACCGGTCGCCCGTCTGACCGCCGCCGCGAATGCCTCTTCGTCGCTGTTCGCGTCGCTCAGGTGGAGCAGGTGAATCTCCTGCACCGCGCTCAGGTCGTTGGCCGCGAGCATCTCCAGCAGCCGCTCTAGGCTCATGTGCGTCCGCGTCGTGCGCTTGAACCGGTCGGCGCTGATGTCGCCTCGCAGCGCGTTGTCGCGCATGATCTCCGCCGAGTAGTTGCACTCGACCGCGATGTGCGTGAGCCCATCGAACCGATAGGGCGAGTACGCCGAGTCGGTCAGATAGAGGAACCGTTCGCGCTCACCTCGAGGCGCGATGTAGAAGCCGAGCGTGCCCGGCATGTCGTGGACCGCGGCGAATGCGCGAACCGACCACGGGCCGACCGTGTAGGCATGTTCGGCGCGCATCGGGTTGGCGAAGACCGATACCAGCGTCGCGCACTGCGCTAATGTCTCTTGCGACCCGTACACCTCGACGCCGTTGCGCATCAGGTCATAGGCAGCCTTCGCGTGGTCGCCGTGCGCATGGCTGATCAGGCACCCGGCGAGCTTCGATAGTTGGAAGTTCAGCGCGCGCTGAATCTCCTTGAAGGGGAGTCCAGCGTCGATGAGGAGCGGGGCCAGGTCGCCCCTACGCAGAACGTAGGAGCAACCCGCCGAGCTCGA